ATTGAGTGGAGCATGGGCCGCACAGGAGTCTTAACTCCAATTGCAGTTTTTGAACCAGTTGAAATTGAAGGTAGTATTGTTGAACGTGCGAGTATGCACAATGTTTCAATTATGAAAAACCTTCTCCCACATGGATTAGCTTCTACTGGTATGACTGTTGGAGTTTTTAAAGCAAATATGATTATTCCACAAATTGCATATATTAAGGATACTCCTAATATGATGGGTGCAGACATTATAGCTCGTCCATTAGTATGCCCAGTTTGTGGAGGAGCTGTAGAATTAGTTAGATCAAATGATACAGAAAATTATATTTGCACAAATCCTCATTGTGAAGGAAAGTTAATTAATAAATTAGATCATTTTTGTGGTAAAAAAGGTCTTGATATTAAGGGGCTTTCTGAATCAACTATTGAAAAATTAATGAATTGGGGCTGGCTTAATTCTATTAGTGAATTATTTACACTAAAAGATCATAGAGATGAATGGATTAAGCAACCTGGATTTGGAATTAAATCTGTTGATAATATTTTAACTGCTATTGAAAATGCTCGTTATTGTGAACTTTGGCAGTTTATTTCTGCATTAAGTATTCCTCTTATTGGTAGTACATATGCAAAAGAAATGGCGAAACATGAACCAGAATGGTTTCATATTCGTGAAGATATTGATGGTGGATATGATTTTACAAATTGGGATGGTTTTGGCCCTGAAATGAATACTTCTCTTCATAAATTTAATTATGAAGAAGCAGATGATTTAGTTTTTAATAAAGTAGTTATTCTAAAAAATAGCTATTATAAAATAAATACCGGAAATGAAGAATTACCTCTTGATGGGAAAGTCTTTTGTATAACTGGAAGATTAGAAACTTTTAAAAATCGTAGTGAAGCAAAAGATAAAATTGAATCGCTTGGAGGAAAAGTAACTGATTCAATTACAAAAAATACTTCATATCTTGTAAATAATGATGTTAATTCAACATCAAGCAAAAATCTTAGTGCAAAAAAGTTAAATATTCCGATAATCACAGAAAGTGAATTGACCGCGTTATTCGGAAATGTTTGACTTTTGAAAAAAAATTTAGTATAATATACTTGTAAAAATTAAGAGAGAAAAATTTTTAAATGAAACGAAAAGAATTAGAAAAACTCGCTTAGAAAATAGCAAAGGCTGAGAGCATTATCCAAAGTTCTTCTGACACTAAAGAGATAAGTAAAGCACAACAAGAGATTATGGAATTAACTGGACATGTTACATTTGCAGACCTCGACTCTTTAGATGAAATGGTTCAGAAATACTTGGAACAAGCTTGACAAAAAATAAAATTTTTGCTATAATATTTTTACAAACAAGCCTACGACAAAAAATTATTTGATTATTTAAGGAGAACAAACATACTATGGCTATGAAAGAGAATTCTAAAAACGTACTTAATTATTTGAAGCAGAATCATGGTGCCGACCTCACTTCTGAGGATGTGGCAAATGCTCTCGGTCTTGAGAAGCGCCAGGTAGATGGCATTTTCACCAGTGCTATTCAGCGCAAGGGTTACGGCATTCGTGTCCCTGCTGAGATTGAGCTTGAGGATGGAACTCACAAGGCTGTTAAGTTCCTGCAGCTCACTGATGCTGGCATGGATCTTGACCCCGACGCAGACGAGACCTAATCTAGTAATAAACTATTAAAAAGGGGTAAAATATAACATTTTACCCCTTCTTTTTATCTAATGAAATGGTTATTTGGGCTGATAGGACTCCTCATTGGCGGAATATGTATCTATATATTATGCCGCGTATTACCCCAAGAGAAGATACGTAAGCTCAATGAAGACGTCATCGAGTAGGAGTAGTTAATCCTACAAGATTTATCAGCAGAGGAAATTAAACTGCGGTCAAAGGCTGCTGAAGCTGAATAGGATTTGGCGGTCTTAGAGACAAAAAAAGAAGAAGCTAAAGAATTTGTTGAGAGTTATAGAGCAAGTGCAATTAAAGCTGGTGAGCAATATTACAATCAAGAAATGGAATTAGCTAAAGAAAAAGTAAAAAATTCTTTATAGGAAGTAGAAAAAAACTATAAAGAAGGAGAAGAAGAATGTAAAGCTGAATATGAATTGATTATTCAAGATATGCTTGAAAGAGCAACTTTGGCTATGCAATCTTCTCAAGATGCCCTTACTAATTTAGCTGATATTCAGTCTAAAGTGTCTTCTGCGGTCGAAGCACTAAAGCGAGCTGAATTAGAGCGCACAAAAAAAGATTTTTATCGTTTAAATCTCACCGATGTAGATATTGAGGAAATCTCAAAAATTCGTTCAATTGAACCTTATTTAAGAGATAAGGAACCATTGAATAAAGTAATCTGGAAAGTTTATTATGAAAAACCATATACTGACTTAGTAGGCCGAGTCGTAGGCAGCAAAGCTAAGACAGGTATATATAAAATTACAAATATAGAAAATGGTATGTGCTATGTCGGGCAAGCTGTAAATATTGCAGAGCGTTGGAAATAGCACATTAAGCGCGGTGTGGGTGCAGAATAGCCTACCCGCAATAAACTTTATCCAGCTATGTTATCTATTGGTGTGGAAAATTTTACTTTTGAAATCATAGAAGAATGCCCTGCAGTTAAGTTAAACGATAGAGAAGATTATTGGCAGGACTTCTTTAAGGCAAAAGAATTTGGTTATAGTATAAAATAAGGAGCTATCATGGATCGCATTTTGGGTAGCCGTGGAACCGGCAAGACCAAACAACTTATGTATCTTGCAGCACGTAACAATGGAATATTTGTTAGTGCTAACCCCAAAGCAATGAGAGTTAAGGCAAGAGATTATGGGATTGAAATGAGTGAAGATCAATTTGCTTCATATCATGACTTGATCGAGCCAATGGCTCTTGGACACCGTAAACTTTATATTGATGAAGTTGACGGGCTTTTACAGTATATAAACCCAAATATTTCTGGCTATAACCTGGGCCTAGATTAAAAATACACTAATAAAAATATAAATCGCATTTAGTTGATTTTATTATTTATTTATGTTATAATATATATAGAATTGAAAAATAAATGGAGTTTTACAAATAATGAAAGAAGAGTTCCTCAATTTTCTAAATGCGTTGATGGAAGCTGCACCTGATGTAGCATCCAAACTGATGAATGATAACATTCAATCATATATTGATATGTTGAGTGGTCAGAAGTCAGAGAAGCCGATTCTTACAGAGAATGGCATTAAGGTATTGAGACATCTTCAGAGTATGAATGTCCCTATGTTTAAAGCGAAAGAAGTAGCAGAAGGTATGGGAGTAACATCTCGTGGGGTGTCTGGTGCTTTGAGAAAACTTGTCACAGATGGTTTCTGTGAAAAAGTAGGACAAGACCCTGTTGTTTATGCATTAACTAATAAGGGAAAAACATTTGATATTGATAAGTTTGAAGGAGAAAATAATTTAAATGAAAGCAATGATTAATAGAGCTCATATTGAGGGTCTTTTGTACAGTCATAGTCTTGAACTTAAAATCACAGGTGATAAGTCCAAGAATCCTGGAACTCAGTTCATCAGTGGTACAATTGATATTGCTACCGATGATGCTTGCTTGAATATTGTTTCTGTTCATTTTACCTATGTGACCGCAACCACAGCCAAGGGAAGCGCCAATGCAACCTTCACCACTCTGGCAAATGTGATTAGTGGAACTTATCCTACTGTTGTAACAGCAGGTAAGGAAAATGCAGCTAAAATGACTGTTGATACAGCTGTTGCTCTTAATGATTTCTATACTGATCGTAATGGTACAGTGGAACTTGTAAGTGCAAAGCGTAATGAGGGTGGATTTGTTCACGTTGTTCAGAGTCTGCGTTCTGAGGCAGAGCGTAATAAGACTCAGCTGGATATTGTTATTTATGGCACAGCTTTTGTAGAAGCAAATGAAGAGCGTAATCTCCCCGAGAAGCTTATCGTGAAGGGTTATATCTTTAACTTCCGTAATGATATCCTTCCAGTTGAGCTTTCCGTTTTGAATCCTAATGCAATCGCTTATTTTGAGGGATTGGATGCATCTGAGGCAGAGCCTGTATTCACTCAGGTTTATGTAAATCAGATCGCACAGACTGGCACCCGTACAGTTGAGACCGAGAGCGCATGGGGCGATACAATCGTAAATGAGTATCAGACAACTCATAAGGACTTCGTTATTTATAATGCAGTTAAAGAGCCATATGATTTTGGTGATGCAGAAGTTCTCACCAAGAGTGATATTAAGACAAAGCTTGCAGAGCGCGAAGTGATGCTTGCAACTGTCAAGGCTCGTTGGGAAGAGTATAAGAACAGCAATAGTGCTGTCCCCGCAAGTGCTCCAGCCGCATCAGCTGGAACCGCAGCCAAGGGTGGATTTAATTTCTAATCCACCTTTTGGTAATACCAGTGAAAGGACAAAAAGATAATGGCAATTGATCTAATGGCGCTCAAGCCACATAAAGTTAGTAGAGATTTAAGTGGATATATTACATATATTTATGGTGAAGGTAAAACTGGTAAAACCACTTTGGCTACGAAGATGCCGTCTTGTCTTCTTCTCGCTTTTGAAAAAGGTTACAATGCTATTTCCGGTATTGTAGCGCAGGATATTACTTCTTGGGGCGAACTCAAGCAGACTATTCGTGAGCTGAAGAAAGACGAAGTTAAAGCAACTTTTAAGTCTGTTGTAGTCGATACAGTAGACATTGCAGCTGCTCTTTGTGAGAAATATGTGTGTTCTCAGGCAGGTGTTGAAAAGCTTAGTGATATTCCTTATGGACAGGGCTGGACCAAGGTAAAGAAAGAATTTGAAGAGAGTTTTCGTACTATTACTCAGCTTGGTTATGCAGTTGTGTTTATCTCTCATGTAAAGGATAAGGAATTCACCCGCAAGGATGGTACTAAGTATAATCAGCAGGTTCCTTCTTGCCCGACTACTTACAATGATATTGCAAAGAACATGGCAGATATTTATGCTTTTGCTGAAAAATATGAAGAGGATGGGGTTGCAAAGGT